ACTACGAGATCCACCACGCGTGTTTCGCCGCGTCCCGTTCGATCGAAGGCCACTGCGGGCGGCACTTCTGGCGCACCCCCGCCGCGACAGTGCGCACGTTCGTGCCGTGCGACCTGTACGAGCTGCGGCTCCCGGAGTTCAACGACCTGGTGTCCGTCGCGTCGCTAAAGACCGACGGGTCGGGCGACGGCACGTTCGAAACGACGTGGGCCACCACCGACTACCAACTGCTGCCGCACAACCCGTCCGCGGCGGCGGAGACGAAGCCGTACACGAAGGTCAAGGCGGTCGGGACGCAGACGTTCCCGCTGCCGTGGACCAGATTGGCCCGCGACGACCGGGTCGAGATCACCGGCGTGTTCGGCTGGCCGTCGATCCCGCTGGGGGTGAAGTGGGCGGCCCTGACGCTCGCGGAGGAAATCTTCGCCGCCAAGGACGCCCGGTTCGGCGTGGCCGGCTTCGGCGAGTTCGGCGCGGTCCGGGTCCGGGAGAACCCGCTGATCGGCCGGCTCCTCCTGCCGTACATGCGTAACCCGGTCAAGGTGGCCTGAATGCCGACGCTGGAACAGATCGCGTTGGGCATCGAAGCGGCGCTCGCGCCGACCGGGCTGCGGACCCAGGAGTACGTGCCGGACAAGGTCACCCCGCCGGCGGCGATCATCGGCCTCGCCGAGATCCCCGACCACCGGGTCGCGATCGCCGGCAGCAAGTTCGACGTCACGTTCACCATCACGGTGCTCACGTCGGCCGCGTACACCCGCGGCGGACAGCTGGCGCTGTTGACCTACGCGGACCGTGCCGGTGCTGCGTCGGTGTTCGCCGCGTTCGAGGCGGACCGCACCCTCGGCGGCGTCGTCGACGACTGCCAGTTCGCCCGCCCGTTCTTCCGGCCCCTCGGCATCGAAGAGGTCGGGCTGCTCGGTTACTTCGGCGGGGTCTTCACCCTCCGCGTCATGGCCTGACCCCGAAAGGACGCCACCGATGGCATTCTCATCGACCAACCTGCTGCAAATCGCGGCGACTCTCACCAGCGCTGGCGATCTGGTGGGCGCTTCGGCGCCGCTGTCGATCAGCCAGCAGATCACGTTCACGGAGGGCACGGGCGCGAACCAGGCGAACCGGGTGTGGTCGGACACGCGGACCCTGACCGCGTCGGCGACGGAGGACCTGGACCTGGCCGGGTCGGCGCTGCTGGACCCGTACGGCGCCGCGGTGGTGTTCGCCCGGGTCAAGGGCCTGTTCGTGCGGGCCGCGTCGGGCAACACGAACAACGTGCTGCTGGGCGGTGTGACGAACGGGTGGGCGACGCTGATCTCGCCGGCCGCGTCGGGGATCGTGACTCTCCGGCCGGGCGCGGTCCTGGCGGTGTTCGACCCGTCCGCGACCGGTTACGCGGTGACCGCCGGCACCGGTGACCTGCTGCACGTGGCGAACAGCGCGGGTGGCACGTCGGTCAGCTACGACATTGTGGTCATCGGGGCGGCGACCTGATGGCCGACGAGATGCCCCCCGAGGCGACAGACGAGACCGCCGTACCCGTCCCGGCCCCCGAGGAGCTGCAGCCCGGGTACGCGTGGATCTGCCACCCGAAGTTGGACAACCGCCGGATCCAGGTTCCCGAGTCGGCGGTCCAGATCCACCGGGGCTCCGGCTGGCTACCCGCCGAAGAGGTCGAGGAACCGCCGAAGGAAGAGAAGAAGCCCGCCGCGCGCCGTCGGCGTGACAGTGAGAAGGAGAACAGCTGATGGCCGCACCCGACATCACCCTGGCGACCCGGTTCTTCCCGACCGGGACCACGAAGTACTACTGGGTCCCGACGATCGCGACGAAGACCGCGCCGTCCCGGGCCGAGCTGAACGCCGGCACGAACCTGTCCCCCGACCTGGCGTCGGTGGACGGGTGGCAGGTCGAGTCGGCGCTGATCGACACCCCGGACATCTCGACCCGGTTCGTGTCGCAGATCGCGGGTCGGATCACCGCGCCGTCCTCGTCCATCACGATGTACTCCGACGCGGCGGGTACGGACGCGCGGACCCTGATGCCGCGTGACACGGCCGGGTTCGTTGTGCGGCTCGACGGCGGCGACGTCGCGGGCCGGAAGATGGATGTGTTCCCGGTGAAGGTCACGTCGGCGCCGAAGAACCTGGGGACGGACGACGCGGCGGGCACCATCCAGTTCACCTACGCGGTGACCAGCGAGCCGGCCGAGAACGTCACGATCCCGGCGTAGGCCGTGCGTATCGAGGTGAAAGCCGGACCCGAGTTCGCGTTGGCCCGCCGCCGGTTGTACGCCGCGGGGAAGGTCGAGTTGGAGCGGGAGTACCGCAAGGGCATCCTGCGCGCGGTCCGACCGGCCGGCCCGCTGGTGAAGGCCAGCACCCCGCAGTACTTGCCGAACAGCGGCGGGTACTCGGCGGTCATCGCCGCGGCGTTGAACATCCGGTCGGCGCAGGCTGGTTCCGGGGTGGAGATCACCGCCCGGGCGGGCCGGCGGCAGATCGCGAACCTGGAGGGCGGGTCGCTGCGGGCACCGTCGTGGGGTCGGCGGCGCGGCCGGTGGCACACCCAGCGGGTCCGGCCCGGGTTCTTCACCGAGCCGGTCGAACGACTCAGGCCGCAGATCCGACAGGGGATCGTCGAGGCGATGCAGGACGCCGCGGACAAGATTGTGGAGGGCTGATGGATCCAGCGAGGTTCCGGTTCCTGTTGGCGCCGAAGGACCAGGTCGAGTATCCGCGCGGCGACGAGTGGTTCACGTTCGACATCGACGCGCTCGACGCCGAGATGCCGACCAGCGACGTCATCAAGCTGGAGTCCGACCTCGGCGTGTCGCTGGACCAGGTCCTGCACGGTCTCGCGTTCGGCGCAACGCGGGCGAAGCTGTGGGCGTTCTACATCGCGCGCCGCCGCGCCGGAGTCAAGGAGGACCTGGAGTTCTTCACCCCGCAGGTCCGGGCCGCGTCCGTGTTCCACCTCGATGACAAGGAGCCGGTCAAGGCGGATGATGCCGCCCCCCCCGAGTCTGCGGACTCGGCGGGCGAGCCGCCGAAGTCCTAGACAACTGGGCGCCGTTCTTCTCCCACATGTACGGGATCCAGCCGTGGGATTTGGGGCGGCTGACGATGGCGCAGTTCCGCCGGTACATCGAGTGGGGCAAGCCGGACGGGGGTAAGTGATGGCCGACGCTGTCCTCCGGTACCGGATCACCGCCGACGACGATTCCAACGTCGTTTTCAAGAAGGCCGGCGACAACCTTCAGGTACTCGACAAGCGGTTCAAGGACACCACTAAGGGCGCGAAGACGCTCGGCGAACAGTTCGAGGACACGAAGAAACGCGCCGCGGCGCTGCGGAAACAGTTCGACGAGACCGGCGACACGTCGCTGCTGAAGGACATCAACAAGAGCGAACGGGACCTGCAGCGCATGCGGGGCTGGATGAAGGCCCTGGGGCACGACTCCGACGACTCGTCGAAGAAGCTCGGGTTTTTCGGCCGCACCGCGGCGGACGCCGGCGAGAAGCTGAACCGGGCGTTCCCGACGTCGTCCGCGTTCGCGAATCCGATGATCCTTGGTGCTGCTGCGGCGGGCGCCGCGCTGGTCGCGATCCCCGCTCTGGCGGCGGCGGCCGGCGCCGCCGTCGGAGCGGCCGGTTTGGGGTTCCTCGCCTTGGGCGCGTTCGCGGTCCGGGGGTCCAAGGACGTCCAGGAAGCCGCGAAGGGCCTGCAGTCCAGTTGGTCCGGTGCGATGGTCTCCGCTGGCCGTGACACCGAACAGCACTACGTCAAGGCGCTGAACATCCTGGAGGATTCCGCGCAGCACGTTGGGCCCACGGTGAAGCGGATCCTGGATGAGGTGACGCCGAGCACGGTCCGGCTGGCCCGCGGGTTCGACCGGCTGCTGATGAACGCCGAACCGGGGTTCGAGAAGTTGGGCGTGGCGTCGGCCGACGTTCTCGACGACCTCGCGAGGGTCCTGCCGGAGGTCGGCACCGCGCTGGGCGACTTCAGCGAGTCCCTGTCGGGGGCGGCTGAGGGCGGCGGCGCGGCCCTGATCGACACGATCCGGCTGCTGAACAACGCGGTGCAGCGGTCCGGTGAGGTACTTGGCGGCGCCTCGCAGACGTGGCAAGCGACGATGGAAGACCAGGGTTGGCAGAAGTGGCTACCGCCGGTCGCTGTGGCGCGCGGGTTCAACGAGTTCCTGACCGGCGCCGACGAGGGCCAGAAGAAGGCCGCGAAGTCGGGCAAGCAGCTCGCTGACGCGTACTTCGAAGTCAACCGCGGCATGGGTGACACGTCGATCAAGGGCAAGGAGATCCTTGCCACGTTCGACGTGTTCAGCGGCAAGTCGGTGGCGTTGGCGGAGGCGAACGTGCGGGTCGCGGACGCGTCCCGCCGCGCGAGTGAGGCGTTGAAGGAGTCGAAGGGTTCCCTTGACCTCCACTCCGAGTCGGGTTCCCGTGCGAAGGTGGCGCTGCTGGGCTTGGCAGAGTCGTACAAGGTGCAGCTGCAGGCCATGTCGAACTCTGGTGCTGGGTCGGTGGCGGTGGAGGCGAAGTACCGGGCGCAGGTCGGTGCGCTGCAGCAGTTGGTTTCGCGGCTGGGCGTGTCGAAGTCGGCGATGAACGCGTTCATCGCCGAGGTGTTCCGGATGCCGACCACCCGGTCTGTGACGGTGACGACGCCGCACCTGGCCGCGACGAAGGGGCAGGTCGCGTCGTTCAACGCCGAGGTGGCGCGGATCAAGAACCGGCACATTCTGACGATCCAGGAGCGTGGCAGTATCGCGGCGGCGGCGTCGATCAACGTGGCGAAGCGGCAGGCCGAGGCGGCGGAGGGCACCTACTTCATCAACATCGTGACGCGCCGCACGACGGCGGTCATCGGCCCGCGTAACCCGGTCGGTTCGTCGCGGACGTCGGGCGGTGTGGGTGGTATCGCCACTGGCGGTCTGAAGACGCGGGACGGGATCGTGCTGCGCGGCCTGGCCGGCGGCGGGCCGGGCGCGGTGCGCGGCGTCGGGACGGGCACGTCGGACTCCAACATCTGGGCGTTGTCGAACGGGGAGTTCGTGACCCGCGCGGCGTCGGTGGCGTCGATCGGCCTGCCGGCGATGGACTTCATGAACCGCACCGGGAAAGTCCCGGCTGCGGCTGGGTCGACCATCGTCATCAACGTCAACGGGCCCGTGTTCTCGAAGATGCAGGCGCAGAACGACCTGGTGGCTGCCATCGACGAGTTGAAGCGCCACGGCAGGATCACGTGACCGCCGACTACAAGGTCTACGTCGACTGGGACGGCGACGGCGGGCAGACCGCGCTGGGGAACTTCGAGGCCGGTTTCGGCACCGACAACTGGACCCCCGGCGGATCGGTCCAGCCGGCCATCGCCCCGTCGGCTGTCCGTTCCCACAACGGGGACCAGAGCCTGCTGGTGACGTGGGGAGCTGGTGGCACCCTGCCGCTGATCGGCCACGTCCGGTTCCACGAGCTCGTCGCCGGTGTCGAGTACACGTTCAGGTCGTGGGTGTGGGTGCCGACCGGTTCACCTGCGGTGCTGCTGACGGTCGCGGCGATCGGTTCGTTCGGGACCGCGTCGACGACGTTCGACGCGTGGCAGGAAATCACGTTCACGTTCACCGCGCCGGAGGCGTTCAACACGTTCCAGTTGTGGCCGGCGACGGCGCCGGACGCAGGGGATCAGGTGTGGTTCGACGAGCCCACCATCTCGATCGCCGCCGAGGACGTGTCGACGCGGGTGAGTCTGCGATCACCACTGACCATTCGCTACGGCCGCGACCAGGCCCGTTCCCTGTCGCCGATCGCGCCAGGTCAGATGACGTTCGCCCTGTACAACGACACCGGTGACTACTCGCCGGAGAACCCGTCGTCGCCGCTGGCCGGCATGCTGCTGCCTGCCCGCCCCGTGGTGGCGAAGGGCACGCTGAACAGCAAGGCGTACACGCTGTTCGACGGTCACAACGATGACTACACGGTGCTGCCGAACTACGAGCAGCGGACCGTGGAGATGACCGCGTCCGACGCGTTGGCGAAGCTGAAGGGCGTCACCCTGTCCACCGGTCTGTACCAGGGGATCCGCACCGGCGAGGCCGTGCATCTGATCCTGGACGAGGCGGATTGGCCGGCGGCGGCGCGTGACATCGACGTGGGCGCGACGACGATCCGCTGGTGGTGGGAGGAAGGCACCGACGCGTTCGCGGCGTTGGAGAAGGTCGTGTCGTCGGAGGGCCCGTCGGCGATGGCGACGGTGACGGGC